CATGAGCGAGACCCACCGAGGAGAAAACAACTCCTCGACGACCCACTCACTAATGCTATCAGACGCCGAAGAGAAGTCAAGAGTCGCAACTTTACCGGTTTTCGAACCGTATAGCGCTAACTCCTGATTCTTACTTTGATGTCTTAAGTCGACCCCAAAGCGCAAGAGACGCTTCTGCATATAAGAGCCTATCGCAAGTTGGAACCAGATGTTTAAACCTGGTTCGATCGCGATTACTCGGTTTGCAGTCGCATCTTTGGCGACAGTGATGACTCTGTTCCCACGATCCGGAGTGAAATTCTTCTCTCCATCACGGAAGTGGCTAAACCACAACGGATAACATTCCGTCAAGGCTTCCACAGGAAACAGAGCAAGCAACCTACGTGTGATTCCAGTTTCGAACTGGAACTTATTGGTCGAACTGGCGTATCTCCGCGGTATTCTTGTGGAGGCGCCAGAGCCCCAATTTGCCATGCTCAACATTTCTTGATAACTAATCTCGCCTAAAACAGTGGATATTTTCCGAATGACCGCATTATGCAGCCAAACGGTACGGCCTTTAAAAAGAGGGTCGTACTCCAGATGTTTGAAACGCGAGTTAGTGACTCTACAGGAGCGTTCAAATCGATCGAACTTCTCCAGCGCCTTCTTTTCTAGATCGAAGCCTGTTTCTAAGAAATCGGCTTTCGCTAGTAGGATAGTCGCAGCGTAGGCATCTCTTATGCTCTCCGGGGTATTAAACCAGAGAGGGTCGAACTTAAGCTCGGCGATTTGTGCATGCTCACCATAGTGGTAGAGCATACTCACCGTCTGAGCTCGAGGACAACGAAGAGATTCAAGTAAACGTTGGATGGCCTCGGTCGTTACTTCCGAGGGTACACGGAACTTCCTAAGGTCCTTTAAAAAGGACTTTTTGTCACGCTTTTCAGAAGACGTAACAGGGTGCATAGTTCCCTCCGGACCGTTAGTAAACCGGTTCGAAGTTGGTCACTGCAGCAATCAGGGGGCTGGCCGTCAGATCTGACGGTGCAGCGTCTGATGCTGTAATGGTCGCAAGCATGGTTGAACGTACCATCGAGAGAAAAGCAAGTCTCTCGGCGGACGTGCCACGATCGCTAAACAGGAACTCGCCGATGAATTGGTCTTGGTAGCCGATTGGCGCAACCGGTACAATACCGGAGGCCGTCGACGCCGTGACCGTTTCAAGGTGCGGCACACCCATTTTCATGGACATACGGTAGACGCGGCTCGTCTTTGTAGGCGGGCGCACGCCGAACGTAAACCATGGGAAGCCAAGAGCGATTCCACCACTCCTGTCAACATAACGCTGAACCCCCGGAGCAATAACCCCTTCGGGACTAAACGTTTTGTCAACACCCACTGTAGCACTAGAGGTTAAACCAGTAGTGCTCAGCAGGGTCGACACGAGCATGGGAACTTTGTTACCCATGTATATACTCCTTGATTTCAATCAGGATGCCGGCGCAAACTTGGTCTCACAACTAACTAAAGGCAGCCCGAAGCAACGCTAAACCGTTTAACGCGTGAGTTACAGAGAATGGGTTCTTGAAGCTTGGTACAACAGGATCGGGGAAGCTCCAAAGCTTCGTCCGATTGATCTGAATGTACTCTCTCCAATACCTAGCTCTATACTCCCATGTGACGGCTGTAGGGTTACTTATCGGGAAGAAGCCTAAATAGTCGTGATACGCCGAGGTGTACTGTACCGTTGCTTTTGTCACATACCCGTCAAGGAATTCTAACCCATCGAACGCACTAAGCGTCTCGAGGTAAGGTCCTATCGGGAGGAACCAATCGACAACGAAACTGTACGGAAGCACCTCCCATGCCAAATTTATGGGATTTGTAAAGCCCGTCTGTGAGAGGAAAGTCTTCAGCGCAGATGCGACTCGGTAGCGATATCCAATCTTACAGTAGCTGTATGATGTAATTTCCATCAGACCAGTTTTCTGATAATGATGAGACATCACGCCTTGTTCGATTTTCTGCTTGAATACTGTCTTCGCAGACGCCTTGACAGCTCTTATAGCATCTTCGCCAGGGTCAGACATAAAGTCGGCCACTGACTGGATGGCACCGTGTATATCAGAGAGCAACGGTTTCCACCCGTATTGGAGTGCAAGCCAATTTTCGGCCACACTCTTAGCGGGTGAAACGACGCGCCCTAAGTCCACGTCAACACGACTTATGGTCATGTCGGTGCGGAGATCAATGGGTAAAACAGCTCGAGAAGATTTCTTTGTCCTCTGGAGTTCCCCACTGACC